TTTAAGTGGTGCGGAGATAATACGCAGTCCGACGACCCTGTGTGGATAAAAGAAGCCATAGAAAAAGGTGATGTTTACTTTTCATGCGAGGGAACAACCTATTATGTGTTAGTGGATATTTAATAATATTTCTATTTCTTGTATTTGGACTCGCAAAGATGAAAGGTAACTAAAGGAGGACAATATGCCAAACCATTACATTGATGAGTCGCAGTGGATGGAAATTATATCTACTTCTCACCGGCTATGCCACAAGTGCCGCGGAAAAGCACAGTTTGTAAGAAATAAAGTATACATCTGCCGATCGTGTTTAAATAAAGTGCCATGGTGGAAAAAAATGTTACGAATAAATATGGGGGGATAACTATTGCACAAACTTAATCCGTTATTTTATAGTGGCATTGATACCGGGTCAGCATACGGAGTTAAGACTTATAAAGAAAAGCGTAAATGTATATGTGGAAAACCATTATCGTTATACAATCCAAACAAGTATTGTTATGCATGTATGGAAGATGGAGTAGTTCTGCCGGCTTATGAAAAGAGTATGATAGATGCGGCTAAACGGCAAAAGGGCTATGCAAAGGTGAAAAGGGAAAAAATGAAAAAATAATAAGAACTATTAATCATACAGCAAAAGACAATAGATTATTTTTCGTCTATTGTCTTTTTTTTATTTATCGTTATACTTACTTATGAGAGGTGAGTAATGAACTTAGCTCTATGCGAACTCAGCCTCTAAAGCGCATAAAAATTGAAGAGGCACAACAGCGACGGAAAATTATGAACGTAAGGATGCAAAAATATAAGAAGAACCGACTATCTGGCATGAATATAAGAAATGCCGCAAGAGCCGCAGGATATTCTGAAAGCTACGTAAGACAGAACGGTCCAGAGAACAAAGTCAAACAAAGCTTGGAAGATAGTTTTGAACAAGCTGGGCTTACTGATAGTGCGATTGTTAAACACGCCATTGAAGGGTTAAATGCTTTAAGTGAAATAATTATTGAAGGTGCAAAATATGGAGATAAGCCTGAATGGGCAGTAAGACATAAATATTTTGAAACGATACTAAAACTTACAAATAGATTGAAAGAAAAAGCAGATATACAGATAAATCAATACACACAAATATGGCAGGGGGCAGTTGAAAAGTCAAACCGTGTTACTCAATCCGGGAAAATTACTACAGCTTAAACAAAAGGCGATGATGAATTTAGTCGCTTTTCGGTATCTACTACTATCTACAGATCCATCAGAAGTAATGCCTCCCGAGTATCATTATGATTGGTCAGAGAATTTGTTGAATGGTACTCGTAATACCGCTATTGAGGGATTTCGCGAATCAGGAAAAACACAAATAGTTTTACGCGCGTTTTTACTTTATTGTTTAGTATTCCCAAATAAAAGTAGGGATTACATTGTTCTGATTAAAAATAACGCAACTCTTGCAGGGGCAAAACTGCGAGAGATTGAACGAGAATATAATTCAAATCCTATTTTATCAGCAAACAAGATAAAGATATATGAAGAATCGAGTGGTGTGTTCGCCGTTGATGTAAAAGACATCTATGGTGAAACAGTATGTGTGCGAATTGAAGCGTATGGAAAAGGAGCGTCTATACGTGGATTAGCTAATATAGATCGTAGACCGAAGGTTGTTATTATAGACGATCCGCAAGATGTTGAAGATGCTCAAAGCGAAACTGTTACAGAAAACGATTGGAATTGGTTTCTTTCAGATGTAATGTTCTTGGGGCAGAATACGCGGTTGTTTTTGATTGGCAACAATTTAGGTGAAAGGTCGATAATTGAAAGAGTATTTGCTAACTCGAAAGAACTCAATTTTGATACAAGCAAGATACCCATAATACAGAATGGCTTAAGCTCATGGGAAACCAAGTATTCTGTCCAATCAATCGAACAATCAAAAGAAGATTTCCGTGTTCTTGGGAAACTTGATATTTGGTTTAGAGAGAAGATGTGCGAAGCCATATCAGACGAAACAAGAACATTTAGACGTGAGGATTTTAGATATTATTCACCGGCTATAATGCATGAATTGGTAGCTAAGTGTAATTTATTCATTCCTATCGACCTTGCCATAAGCGAAAAGCAAACAGCCGATTTTACGGCTATTCCAGTAGTTGGGATAAATTCTGAGAATCATTGGTTTATATTTGATTGTGTATATGGGAGATTCGATCCAACGCAGACAATAAATCATATTTTTAATCTTGTAAAACGATGGAAGCCTCAATCGGTAGGTATTGAGAGAGTAGCATTTCAACGGGCTTTGATTCATTTCATCTCGAAAGAAATGCCTTTAAGAGATACATTCTTTAACATAGTAGAACTTGACGCAGAAAAGCAAAAGGAATTGAGAATAAAAGGACTACAACCGAGGTTTAGGGCTAAGACGATATGGTTTCCTGAACACGCCCCATGGTTAGTAGAGATGGAATCAGAATTGCTTATGTTCCCAAAAGGGTTACATGACGATCTGATTGACGCGTTAGCTTATCTTCCAGTATTCAGTTATCCAAAAAATAAAACCGACTTAAAAAAAGCTGAGTATGCGGCTGTTGGGATAACAAGTGAATATGCAAAATCTAATTACGACGTGCTTACATGATTACCATATACGAGGACACAATAGATACTGTGACGTTATCAGAGATAGTAAAGTTCGCGGCAGACTGTGGGATTGATGAAGATTTTGATACTGGGTGTGATTTGATATATGTGTGGCGTGAAATGAATGTTATTGTTGCGTGTTTAGCGTTTAAAAAGACCGAGTTCGGTGAGGGTAGGATTGTCCCGAGGTGGGAACATATTATATTCGACCGTTTTCATACAAGTCATAGAAAAGCACATAGTTCTTATCGGTTCTTGTTGCAGGTGTTGAATGATATAAGGCGTAGAGGGTACGCTCAATTATGGTGCTATATTTTACCATCTAAAGAGCGAATGAAGAACTTAGCTTTGAAATTGGGGTTTCAAAAGTATGCTGAGGACGCGGAGGGCGATTTCTTGGCACTTCAACTTATAACAAAAGGAGCTTAATATGTGTGGTTCGCAAAAGAAACCAGATATGAATTTACCTACGATACCAGCACCGGCACCGGTTGCGACTCCTGCTGATGTTTCACCTGTTCAAACTGCTGATCAACGCAGAAATAAGATAGCGGCGTTGAAGTATGGTATGAGTTCAACTATTCTCAATAAAGGTGGAGCAAGAGGCATCACAGGTAATAATGCCGATTTAGTTGCACCTGCAGGTGTAGGGCAAAAACAAAAACTTGGAGCGTAGCATGCCAACAGATACAGAAAATATTAAGAAGTTAAATCGTCAAGGGTTCAATAAGCGGGCTATGTCGTTGAAGCAAGAGGGTATTCTTTGGCATCCAACATTGAAAGAGATAGCCAAGTATAACTGTCCGACGCGTGGGTTTTTTGATGATAAAAGGCCGAATGATGGCGTAAAGATTGACCATAAGATAGTATTAAACTCATGTGCGGAAGAAGCAGGGAATACTTTGGCAAGTGGGATGTTGTCGGGTTTAACGTCACCATCGAGGCCGTGGGTTAGACCTGAGTTAGACACAGACGATCAAGATTTGATGGAGTATACGCCAGTTAAGACGTGGCTGGATGGGGTACAAAAATGGTTGCTTAAAACTTATGCTCAATCGAATGTGTATGGTTCTTTGTTCTCGATATATGAAGAACTGGCACATTTCGGTACAGCTTGTGGATTTTTAGAAGAGGATTATAAGGATATTGTACGAATGAGGGTTTATACCTCTGGCGAGTATTATTATGGTTGTGGCCCAGATGGGAGAGTAAACGCATTTTATCATAGGTTTTGGAAAACAGTTGGGCAGATGGTTAAAGAGTTTGGGTATGAGAATTGCACCCCGCAGGTACAAACGGCATTTAAGGGGAATCAGGTTGATCAATGGCGTATTATAAACCATTTAATTGAAGAGAATGATGATAGAATCCCTGATTTCATTGATTACAAGAATAAAGCGTTCAGATCTATTTATTGGGAAGAGGGCGCACCTGAGGATAAGTTCTTGAAGTTGGGTGGGTACGAAGAATATCCTGTACTTGCGCCGAGATGGTCTACGACAACAACATCTGATTCGTATGGTAAAGGACCGGGCTGGAAAGCTCTCGGGCACAATAAAATGTTACAGAAGATGGAGAGAGATTACTTATTAGCGTTGGCGAAGGTCAATCGTCCTCCTCTACAATGTGACGCTTCTGTGCAAGGGGAAGTTAATACTGCGCCTGATGGAGTAACAAGGTTTTCAGCTATGACACCTAATGCAGGGTTAAAGCCAGCGTATCAAATAAATCCTGATTTGTTGAATATACAAGCGAAGATAGAAAAGACTGAGGCGAAAATCAATAAGATATATTTTGCTGACTTATTTATGATGTTGGCTAATGCAGAGAGAACTGGTCGGGATGTAACAGCTTATGAGATTATGGAAAAGAAGTCAGAAGCTATGCAGGTGCTTGGGCCTTTGCTTGAAAGCGTGGAAAGTGAGTTGCTTAATCCCATGAATGATAGGACGCTTATGATAGGATTAAGAACAGGGCAATTGCCAAAGATGAGTGACGAGGTTGCCGAGTTAATAGGTGGGTTAAATATCAAGTTCAAGTATATATCGGTGTTAGCGCAGGCGCAGAGGATGGCGGGTTTGGCGGCGATAGATCAATTTGTTGCAAGTGTTTATCAAGACGCAACAGTAATTCCATCGGCTATTGATATTTTGGATATAGATGAGAAAAACGAAGAAAAAGCTCAGATGCTTGGAATCCCCTCAAAGATTGTAAGGGACAAAAAGACAATGGCTATTAATCGTAAAGCAAAAGCGGATGCTGAAATTCAAGTTAATCAAGCGGCACAAGCGGCGCAGGTAGCAGATACAGCTAATAAAGGGTCGGCGGCCGTGAAGAATTTATCTCAAGCCCCTGTTGATAATGGACAAGGAAGCGCATTGGATGCGCTGATAAAAGGCGCGGCAAAACAATAACAAGGAGATTCGAGATGCGTAAAAGTTTAGGTGTTCTATTGAGTTTAATGGTGTTGTGCGGTTCGGCGTTTGGGTTAATTGATTGTTATGATTCGACAAAGACTACAACCGATATTCCTGTACCGGACACAGACGTTGTTTATTCCGCATGGTTTGAATGTGACTATGGGGAGTATGCGGCTGTATGTTATATGATTTCGTCTGATGATGGCGTGGCAGATGTTACTATTCAGTTACAGCAAAGCCCGATAAATCCAAGTTTAGCTGGTGTGTCTGATCCTGACGGACAGATACCCGTTAATATGGCTGATATAGTTACGGCATTGACCACTGAAGATACTTGGTACTATAAATCTTTGTCATTGCTTCCGTTACCGTGGGCGAGGTTCAAGCTAACGGGAATTGGGTCGAATGAATCAGATACAGTTGTAAATATAAAAGTTTCGCAGATGAAAAGTTTAAATGCGAGGTAGGTTAATGATTAAGAGAACTTTTGGGGTTATACTTGTATTACTTTTAGGTGCCATGTCCTGTTTTGCTATGCAAGGCAGGATGGACGGCAAGATGATAGGCAGAGATTTAGGGGCGTTTAAAGATCCTACTACAATACAGGATATGCTTCCGTTAGGGTTGACGTTCTATGCTGATTATGAGGGAAATTCAACCGATTGTAATGCGCTCTTTTCTGTAGGCTCACCCACAGCGACCTTCACCCGCACAGCGTGTAATGCGACGTATATAGATGAGAATGGTGTTATACAAGTGGCGAGCAGTGCGAATGAGCCGAGGTTCACAGCAGGCTACTACGACGCAACAGGCTTCCATGCCAAGCGTGGGCTGCTGATTGAGAGGCAGAGGACGAATTTATTAACGTATTCATCCACTCCCGAAAATGCCGCATGGACAAAGACGAGTATTACCGCCGCAAATGCTGACGTGGGTTCATCTTCTCCAGACGGTACAGCGACTGCGC